GTCGTTCAAAGTCTGCGCATATGACGCAAGCAAACAAAGCAACAGACCGCCTCAGGGCGGTTTTTTCATTTCAGGGCCGCCCATGACGAAATCAGTACGCAATCCATCCGCCGCCGTCATGGCACAGTCTCGCCATTGGCCTATTCTTACATCCTTGCAAGGCGGCACCGCAGCTATGCGCGATGCTGGCGAGCAATACCTGCCGAAATGGCCGAACGAGGATGCGGAAAGCTATACCGCTCGCCTCGCCACGGCAACGCTGTATCCAGCATTCGCCCGCACTGTTGAGGTAATGGCCGCCAAGCCGTTCAGCCGGCCTCTGACGCTTGCCGATAACGTTCCAGCCCGCATGCGTGAATGGCTGACCGATTGCGACCTGAAGGGACATAACCTGCATGTCTTCGCCGGTCAGCTATCGCGTGATGTAGTGGCGTATGGAATCTCCGGCGTGCTGGTCGATTACCCGAAAGTATCGAACATCAAGACGCAGGCCGAAGAGAAGGCGATTGCTGCGCGTCCATATTTCACCCGTTACGCACCTGGAACCGTCCTCGGCTGGAAAACCACCATCATTAGCGGATATGAAAAGCTGACGCAGCTTCGCTTGCTGGAAACCGTCACCGAAGATGATGGCGAATTCGGCGAAAAGGTGATCGAGCAAGTGCGCGTTCTCTATCCTGGCCGATGGGAAGTGTGGCGCAAGGAAGACAAGAAAGAGGATTGGGCAGTCTTTGATGATGGGCTGACGACGCTCAACGAAATCCCGTTCGTCTTCTTCTACGGCATCCGCAAGGATACCGGCATCGGTCTTCCTCCCTTGGTTGAACTGGCCTATCAGAACGTCGAGCACTGGCAATCGTCAAGCGATCAGCAGACCATTCTGCATGTGGCGCGCGTGCCGATCCTGACTATCATTGGGGCAGACGACAACACGTCGATTACGGTTGGATCGAAATCTGCCGTCAAAATCCCGATGAATGGCGATATGAAGTTCGTCGAGCATTCCGGTTCGGCGATTGAGGCGGGCAGAAAGTCCATCCTTGACCTCGAAGAGCGCATGCGGCAGACCGGCGCTGAATTGCTCGTGCTGAAGCCGGGCGATGTCACTGCGACCCAAGTCACATCAGAGGATCAAGCGAACCGCTGCACGCTACAGCGTATCGCCGAAGACATGGAAGACGCGCTCGATCAGTGCCTGCAATACATGGCCGATTGGGTCAATGAGCCGCAAGGTGGAAACGTCGCCGTGTTCAAGGACTTCGGCGCTGCTACCCTTGCTGAAACCTCCGCAGAATTGCTGCTGAAGACCAATCAGGCCGGCAAGCTCTCGGACGAAACCTACTTCAACGAACTGAAGCGCCGCGGCATCTATGCGCCGGATTCGACGTGGGACGATGAGAAGGAGCGCATTGACGACCAGGGCGCCGCGCTCGGGATGATCGAAGAACCGACCACGCCGGAGCCGGTTGATCTGTCGCCCGTACTTAATGCAATCGAAGGAATCAGCGTTCCAGAGCCTGTCGCGTATGACGATACGTCCATCAAGCAATCGCTGGCCGATCTGTCGCAGCAAGTTACCGAACTATCGGCAAAGACCGACGAACCGCAGACTGCTGAAATTGATATGTCGGCATTCGACCAAGGCATCGCGGCAATCGAGAAGTCAATAGCTGATCTGTCGGCGAAGGTCGCAGAGATTGAGAGCGAGCCTGACGACATGGATGAGATTCGTGCCGCCATTTCAGAGCTAATCAAGCCGCTTGCCGATCAAGTCGCTGCGATTAGCGAAAAGCCTGAAGCGCCGGCAATTGATCTGTCGTCAATCAACGCCAGAATCGACACGCTCGCACAGAAGATTGACGCGACGAAACAGCAATCTCAGCCGGTCATCATCATGGATCAACAGGGCCAGGTTAAGAAGCAAATTACCCTGAATTACGGGCCGGACGGGAAGCCTTCCGGCGCAACAGTGACAACCGAAAAGGAATAATCAAATGAGCGCAGCAAACACTACCGAAAACGATATTCTCGAAATGATCTGTAAGGGTACAGACCCTTCGTGGCGTGCAGCCGCTACCGGATATTGGGCCTTATTTACAGCAGACCCTACCGATACCGGATCATTAGCCGCTGAGTGCGATTACACCAGCTATGCCCGCGTTGCACAGACCAAGGCAACGGCATGGACTGACGGAGGTTCTACGTTCTCCAATGCAGCACTCGTTCAGTGGCCGCAATGCACTGGCGGCACCAACACGGCAACGCACTTCGCTTGGGTGTCTTCGGCTTCCGGCGCAACCGATTACATGGTTTCCGGGGCGCTGAGTTCGTCGCTGTCGATTTCCAACGGCATTCAGCCGCAAGCCACCGCTGGTGCGCTTCAGATCACCGCTGACTAATCATGGGATTTCGTAACGTCGCCGCGTGGGCTGCCGCGCCTGATTCTGGAAAGTGGCACATGACCACATTCCGCAAGCAGGTTGCCAGCGCGGCGACGGTCGCCAACGACTTCATCGACTACACCTATTTCGCTGGAAATCCTCCGGCGAACTTCTACGCCTCTGCACCATTGGAAGCGGCGCTAGTTGAGTCGATTCGCGGGATAAACATTCCGACTATCGACGGACAATTCCTAAAACGTATCACTGTGATGAGTGCGGCATCTAGCGCAACGGGAACCACGAACCAGAATCAACGATTGCTATTGGCTGATTATCTTCTCTACTACCCGTTCGTTGATACGGATGCGGTAGGAGAGCAGCAGGACATGGTTCAGACGGCAACAATTCCGCGCTATGCGTCAGGCGGGCAGATCATGGCCGTTGCCCAATCCGCATCATCGACGGTCGGCACATTCACCGTTAGTTACACGAATCAGGATGGCGTTTCCGGCAGAACATCACAAGCGACCTATACCAAGGTTGTTGCAGGCGGCGGCACGCTGGTCAGCAGCACCAATGCCGCCGTAACCGGATCGCAGCCGTTCATCCAACTGCAAGCCGGTGACAGTAGCGTTCGCTCGATTGAGTCCGTCACGTTTTCAGCGGCTGGTGGCGGGCTGTTGGCTCTGGTCATCGTCAAGCCGCTTTATCACTTCTACAGCACGCAGGAATGCCGCCGCACTACTTCAGGCAACCTTGAAAGCTATGGCGCGGCCTCGCAGTTTGAAACCGTGCTTCATGGCCCGCCGGTCGAAATCAAGCAGGGCGCCGTCCTCGGCATCATCGGCCTCGGCAATGCCGGAAGTTTAGCCTCGTCGGTGCTTACCGGAATTCTCGAAACCACCTGGAGTTAAGAGCATGGGCTTCCAAAGCCAAGACGATCTGATTAACCAGATCACCACCAACGGCAAGATCGAACCTGTCGTTTATCAGAAAACCTCTGTTGCGGTCGGTCAGGCTGGACACTGGCAGCACTTGCTGAACTCAGTCGGCAGCATCCCGGCAGCGACGTTTGGCGGATCAGAGGCGACCTTTACCGCAACTGATAACACTTGGTCAGAGGGGGCCATTGCTATCGGCGACCAGACCGCGCCGGCTACGAAGCATGTTCTTAGCATGGGTGCCGGCGTCGTGGCCGCAGCGGGTGCGCCGTGGTTCATCCTGCCGATTGACTTGGTTGGCTATGCCAAGCTGACTACGACCAATGTCAGCACCACAGGCACAAAAACAATCACCATGACGCCGATCAGCAACACGGCAGCGAACGTGGATCGTTACCCGAACGGTGAAGGGCTGCGCCTGTTCATTGCCTCCTATGCGGCGATGGGTGCCAATGCGCCGACCATGCAAGTCACCTACACAAACAGCGCCGGCACTACCGGAAAGGTAACAACGGCGGGTTGTGTTTCGACCGCTTCCGCTACCTCGGGAACCATCCTTAACTCTGGAAATGCGGCGAACAAGTACGGCCCGTTTCTGCCGCTGGCCGCAGGCGATACCGGTGTCAAAGATATTGAGTCGGTGATATGGGGCGGCACCGCGCACGCTTCCGGCTCGGTATTCGTTGGCCTGTGCAAGCCGCTCTGTATGCCAATCCCCGTCCCGGCTACCGGCCTCTACAACATGGTCGATTTCGTCAATACGTTGCCAAGCATGCCGAGACTTAAAAACGGAGCAAACGTCACTTTCCTGGTGTTCGGTACGGGTGCAACAACGGCAGCGGCGACTGTATATGCCAATTTCGACTACGGATGGGGCGGATAAACAATCATGGGACTGTTGCAAAACGGCTACCGGCATAACCTGACTGGACGCATTGTCGGGGCGACCAAAGTCGACGGCTGGAATCCTTACGCTGGCATCTACAACACACACCGATCAGCGGCAGGGCGTAACCAGTTCGCTGGCCCCGCAATCACGGACAGTCACGCATCCGTACCCGATGGCAACCGGCACCCGGTTGCATGGATCATGCCGCGCAAACCCGGCGGGCTGGCATCGCGCAACGACGCCGTTATCACCATAACTGGCAGCGGCTCCGGGGCGATGGGCGTCGCAGCTACCGGGTCGGCAACGGTTGATCTGAGCATCGTCGGTACAGGCGGGCTTATCTCTTCGGCATCTGGTACGGCAGAGATTACATTCAGCGCCGATGGCTTGCTGTTTGCATCAAAGGCGGTTGCTGGCGAGGCAACAGTTAGCTTTGATGGCGCCGGTATCGTGCTTGCACTAGGCCATGTTGGCGGTGCCGCTGGAACCGTGCTATCTGCGACATGGACGCCGTATGCAGTCGGTTGGGTCGAAGGGACGACGGAAGAATCAGGGCTGACGCCGAGCGGCATTGCTCAGGCCGTATGGAACAATGTAATCGAATCTGGCTACACAGCAGAGCAGATACTTCGATTAATAGCCGCGTTCGCTGCCGGAAATGCGTCCGGGCTTGAAGGTGCAAATCCTCAATTCACAGGACTGGACGGCGCAACCGTGCGGATTGATGGAAGTTATTCCGCAGGAAATCGAACTATTGATGCATTGAACGCAGAATGAACGTCGGAAAGTGGATTGGTAAAGTAGTCGGGCAATGGTTCGGCGCTGTTGAGGAATTGCCCCCAGGATTTACTTCCGGTGTTGCATCAATTTATATCGGTGCGACGGGATCAATCAATGACGACTCCGGTCTTTCATTCATTTCTGGTTCATCGTCAATCTCAATAAATGTCATTGGGTCATTGGTTCAAGAGCAACCCCTAAGCGGCGGCGCTCTGATGGCGTTCCGTCAGATGGCATGGAAAGCAGAGCAACAGAAAGAGGCCAAGAGAAAACAGCAGCGTAAAATTGAACAGGAACAAGCTGAAGAGCTGGCGCGGATTGCGCGTATTGAAGCCGAGCGACTGGCCGAAGAAGAAGCCGAACGGCAATACGTTGATCTGGTCGCAAGGCTGTCAGTTGTCGCGCCTGAAGAACTAGAGAGTCCCGTAGAGCTTGCACCGGATGCGATTGAGAAACTTGAGGCTATCAGAACGCTGGCAAGTGAGACACAAGCCGCGCTATCTATATCCGATGAGACACAATCCGGACTGACGGCAAACGACGATGACGAGGCAATGGCGCTAATCATGATCCTTGCGGAAATCGACTGATGGCGACCGCAAACGAGAAGCTGCAAATAGCCGCTATCGACCATTCTTTCGACGGTATCCGCTATCAGAACCAAGTCGTCTATAAGGTCATCGCGCTGCTGAATCGCACGGACAAGGATTTGTTCATTCAACTGACTGCGGCTTTGCAGCAGCTTCCGGTGTCGCAATTCACCGTGGATAGGCTAGATTCGTTGCTGGTATCGGTCAAGCAGATCAATGCAGTGGCTTATCAGAAAATCCGCCATGAACTTTCAGCGGAACTCGCTGATCTGGTCGCCTATGAGCAAGGCTATCAACAACAGCTATTCCAGAACACGCTACCTGTCACGTTTGAAGTCGCTGCGGCACCTGTTGCACAAGTCGTATCGTCGGCAATGGCTAGACCGTTTCAGGG